AACTACGGTAACACTTGCTTCTGATGAAGGAAAGAACAGAGAAACGTTAAAGATTAAGTTAATTACACAGAAAACTGGTGAAGAAGCGTTTCAAGCGTTAAAACAAAATGCTATTAAGAAGTATCCGCCTATTAAAGTGGTGAATATAGGTACAAACACCATAGAGAAGAAGTAATGATATTTGGATCCAATAGAGACTTTAATTTACTAGTAGGTATTAACCGAGAACTACTATCAGATGTAGTAGAACAGGAGGTACTATACTATAAACTTAGTTTAGAGGATACAGAAGCCAATATATATGGAGAAGCCACTTCAAAATCATATTGGTCACCATTAAAACTCAATTGTTTAATAACAAGAGGTGATCAAGTAGTTACTAACGATGAATTTGGACCAGATATGTCAAGAGATGTATCATTTGCGTTTTTAAGACAAGATTTAGTTGATACTAATATGGTACCTGAGGTAGGAGATATACTTAACTGGCAAGAAGATTACTATGAAGTAGATACAGTTAGGGAGAACCAATTATTCGTAGGTAGAGACACGTCTTATAACTTAACACCGTACGGTCAACAGTTCGGTTCATCAGTATCTATAATAGTTGATTGTCATATCACAAGAAGAGAAAGAACAGGTATCGAATTTGAAGGTACAACATACTAATACTATGAAAATACAAGATATACTTAAAGAACAAGACTGGAAACAAGATGATCCTGATTTCAAATCAAAAAAGACAGGAGTTGACCCGGTAACCGGTACTATATCTTGGGATATTGAGTATACACCGTTAAAAGGTGTAGATGACGCTATAGAAGATGCGTACCAAGACTATAAAGCGGTGTTAAAGAAGTATCCGGAAGATCAAAAGCTGGAACAGTTGTTCAATATCTTCAGTTCTTTTAAAAAGGCGTATAGAACACATGTAAACCGTAAATATGGCAAATAGTAAAGAGACAAACCAGGTTGTACCTAAATCTCAGGTAGAACTTTCCCAAAATACTATTGAAACCTATACCAATCAAGGTAAGGTCCCTGCCCCTGACCCTAAAAGACGAGTAGATCAACGTTCTGTTAAAGGAGATGATACAAAAAGACTCAGTATAGGGCTAAGAGACTTAGATGAAGCCATATTCTACTATTTTAACAACGTAATTAAACCATCTGTTATACAGAATGGAGTACAAAAACCTGTTCCTGTACTATACGGTTCACCAGAAAGATGGGCTTCAGTACAGAAAGACGGATTTTATAGAGATAAGAACGGAAAGATACAAGTTCCGTTGATAATGATAAAAAGAGATAGTGTAGAAAAAAATAGAACACTTGGTAACAAGATGGACGCTAATAATCCTACACAATTTGGTATATTTGAAAAGAAGTTTTCGAAGAAAAACACATATGATAGATTCTCAGTATTAAATACTAGGTCAATAGTTAAAGAATACCAAGGAGTCGTTATACCAGACTATGTAAACCTAGTATATTCCTGTACAATCTTTACAGAGTATGTAGAACAAATGAATAAGTTAGTAGAGGCAGTTAACTATGCATCAGACGCTTACTGGGGTGACCCAGAAAAGTTTAACTTTAGAGCGATGATTAATAACTATACTACATCTACTGAGTTAACACAAGGTCAAGACAGAACAGTTAAGACAACTTTTCAAATTAACCTACTTGGACATATAATTCCAGATGGAATAAATACATTGCCGCAAGGTAATATGAAGTTCTTTAGTAAGGCAGCAGTTTTATTTGGAGTAGAAGCAGTTAATAATATAAACGACTTAGAATAAAATGGCAAATAGATACTCAACTACTAGAATCAATACAACAACAGTTAGGTTTTATGATCAAGCGATGACAAAACTTAATACTATCAATATAGAAGAATCTATGACAGCAGAACAAAAACTATATCTAGGTCTAAATAAGGCTTACAGCAGTAACAATAAAACAGCTACAGTAATACCAGCAACATCAGAACAAAACGCAATTGTAGAGTTCGCAGATCTTACTTTCGCTACACCTCCAGCAGGTTTCCCTGACCTAACAAAGACAGATTTCAACCTATTTATTAACGGGGTCTTAGTTGAAACAGATGCTATTGATTCTATTGTTCAAAATGGTACCGCTACCAAGGTTACACTAAACGCTGGACTTAACTTTGAGATAGAAGGTACAGATGAGTTCATGATAACCGGGAAATTTGCATAATAGATGGCATTAATACAGTGGAAACAGATAAATCCTGAACTTTTAGGAAATGGCCGACTTACAGGTTCACTAGAAGTATCAGGATCCATAATACTTAACGGAGTAAACCTTTCAGCAGCACAAGGAGGCGGTGGAGGAGTACTTCCTAGTGGAGTAGTATCTGGTTCCAAACAAATAGAAGCACAAGGATTTGCTTATAGCTCTTCAGTTGATGCTTTACAAGCTTCTATTACTTCTTTAATACTAAGTAGCTCTACTTATTTAACAAGTATAAGCGGATCAAATATACAAGATCTTGCTAATGTAGACATAACTAATATAGTTAACGGTCAAATACTTGCTTATAATTCTCAAACAGGTTTATTTGAACCAACCTCTGCCGGTCAAGGAGATATTACAGCAGTATATTCTGGAGTTGGACTAAATGGAGGAGGAACCTCAGGAGTAGTAGCTTTAGAAGTTACACCCGGTAATGGAATTATTGCAAATAATCAAGGAGTACATTTAGATACAGGATCTGCACACTTTATAGCAGGGGTTAACACCCATATTAACATTTTATCAGCATCTATTGCTACACAGCTATCAAATATAATTCATACAGATATTTCTGCATTAGACCTATTTACTAGTTCAGCAGATGTAAGAATATCTTCATTAGAAACTTTTTCTGCATCATTAGATACATCTTTTGTAACAGAAGTAGAATTAAAATTAGCAACAGCATCATTATCATCCTCTACAGCACAAGCTAACCTAGATTTATCTGGATCTGCACATATTCAAAGATTAGCACTAAGTAGTTCATTAAAGGACTATACAGATGCTAAATTTGCATCATTAGTAGATGGAGCACCAGAATTACTAGATACATTAAATGAATTAGCAGCAGCAATTGGAGATGATCAAAATATTTCTTCATCGTTAGTTACTTCTATAGCAGATAAAGCTAGTAATGCAGAACTATCCAACGTTTCTGCTTCTTTAGCAGCAACAATAAGCTCCATACCTAAAGGTATTGACTATGTTTCTGGATCGAATACTACATTACTTTCACAAATAGAGGTATTAGATTACGATAATAACGTAGCAACAGTTTTTCAAGATGGAAAACTTAAATTTATATTTGGAGAACCAGCTTTACCTACGTCTTTAAATGCAAGTATAGGTGGATTTAGTACTGATAGATTTAATAAGCAATTAGATAGCTATTCGGTTAACGCTTCTTGGAGTAACGGAGGGTATACGCTCATTTCTGCTTCATTATATGAAGGTTCTACATTACTTACTAAGGTAGGGACAGGAACATCTCTTAGCTTTGATCAAAACACAAGCGGATCACATTCATATACCTTATACTATACAGCAAGTTCACCATTAGACGGAAATATACATACCAACACAGATTATATTTCTGGAAACTTAAGTAAATCACAACCTACTTCTCCTTCTATTAGTTCAACCGCTACAGTAGAGTTAGGAGCTAGTTCAAATCAGATAGAACAAGGTGCAGTAGGAAATATATCTTTTACATCAGCGTATGGAAGTGCAAACGGATGGACAGAAGTATCATTAGTAGATACTCCAAACACCTCTCCATTTACAGTATCAAGAGATTCTTCCTTAGAAACAATAACAACAGTAGCCAACTATGAATCTCCAATAGGTTCAAATGATCCACAAATCACTACGTCAAGAACTACTAGTACAAACTACAGTAAAATAAGAAGTCTTCGTTTTGGAGCTTCGGCTGCAGTTAGTTTCACACAAGCTGAATTAGAAACCCTATCAAACTGGGATACTACTTTAGGAGGAGGAATTGGTACTATCAATAAAGGTACAACTAACCCAAATGGACAAAGTGTAACTATTGTCTGGAGTGGTGATAAGTACCATTATATAGTTTTTGACAGTTCAAGAAGTAACCTTAGTAACATAACCACAAGTGGGTTTGGAGTATTAGGTTCGTTCTCAGTTACAACAGTCGGAGATTATAAAATTTATAAGTCTAACACTTTACAAGCTGGAGGAGCTAGTAGCAGTATAACTTATAACTTAACTTAGAGCATATATGGCAATTATAATACCTGGTGGATTTAACATAACTAACAACGATCCTGTTGATGCAAGGATAACCGTTGCGGATCAAACTGCACGTTTATCATTCTCAATAGCGAACGTATATGAAGGTTTAGTTGTATTCCAGAGAGATACAAACCAGTTATATGTATTAACCGATTCTCTTAACCCTGGAGACAATATTAGCTGGGCATTAATCTCTGCAGCACAAGAAGGAGCAGCTCTAGCAGGTATAGCAGCAGGAAACGGATTGACAGGAGGTGGATCTTCTGGAAATGTTAACGTATCATTAGATACAGGTTCAAACCATTTTATCACAGGAGTAATAGATCTTAACATATTTCAGGATATGGGATCGTATTACTCAACTACAAATGAATTACAAGTCACAGGATCTTTAACTCTAAGGAAAGATGAATCTGGAGACGCTTTATCCATATATAATGGAGATACAAAAACGTTTGGAATATCAAACGAAGGTATCATATTAATGGCTACACAGTCTGCCACACCGACTGTACAAAAAGGAGGGATGTACTTAGATGAGAATTACAACCTTTTTATAGGTCAGGAATAACATTTTAACTATATTTATTAATAAGCATTAACTTAAAAACTCGAATAACATGCCAACATGGAAGAAGGTCGTCGTTTCAGGTAGTGGGGTCTCCCAACTAGCTAATGACGCAAATTATTTAATTGACGCACAGACTGGTGCGATCCTTACAGGTTCCTTTACTGGTTCCTTTACAGGGGACGGTTCAGGTCTTACCGGCATCGCTTCTACTCTTGCTTTCAGCGGAGATTCAGGAACCGATACGTTAAACCTAAAAACAGAAACATTAACCATTGATGGTGCATCTGGAATTGCAACCTCAGTAACCGATAATAAGATTACTATCGATGCTGCAGGTTTATCTGGATCAGCTCACACTCAACGTAAGGCAATTGAATCTAGCCTATCTTCTGATATTTCAGCTGAAGAAACTAGAGCTTTAGCAGCGGAAGGTGTACTTCAAGGTAATATTGATTCTGAAGCATCTGCAAGATCTGCAGCAGATTTAACCTTACAAGGAAATATCGATGCAGAAGCTTCTTCTAGAGCAGCAGCAGATACTACCTTACAAGGTAACATTGATTCTGAAGCATCAGCTAGAGAAGCAGCAGATTTAACCTTACAAGGTAACATTAACAGCGAAGCTTCTACAAGAGCTACAGCAGATACTGCATTACAAAACAGTATAAACAGTTTATCTGGATCTTCTGCAGCAGCCTTAGCTTCTAAAGGAACTGCATTACAATCTAGTATTGATTCTGAAGCATCTGCAAGATCAGCAGCTGATACGACATTACAGTCTAATATCGACGCTGAAGCATCTGCTAGAACTTCTGCAGACTCTGTATTACAGAGCAACATTACTAGTTTATCTGGTTCTGCTCATACAGCTAACGCTAACTTAAAATCTGATTTAACTTCTGCTTACACAGCAGCTGATTCTGCTTTATCTGCATCTGCAGCAGCAGCGTTAGCCGGAGTAGCAGCAGCTCAATCTTCTGCATACATTGCAGCTGATACAGCATTAAGTTCTTCAGCACACACACAACGTTTAGCAATCGAATCTTCTTTAGATGGTAAAATTACTACTGAGAAAGAAAGAGTTGACGCTATCTTATTAGCATCTGACGCTGACAAAGATTCATTTGCTGAAATTGTATCGTTAATTAACTCAGTAGATACAGCTAACGATACAGCATTTGCAGGATTCGTTACTTCATCTAATGCAAGAGCAACAGCAATTGAAGGAAGCGTAACAGCTTTATCTTCTTCAGCAGCAGTAGCTAACGGTAACCTATCATCTGATTTAACAGCAGCTTTCCAAGCAGCAGACTCTACATTACAGGGTAACATCAATACTGAAGCATCTTCTAGAGCAGCAGCTGATACAGTATTACAAGGTAACATTGATTCTGAAGCATCTGCAAGATCTGCAGCAGACAGTGCATTATCTTCTTCAGCAGCTCAAGCATTAGCAGACGCAGTAGCAGCACAATCTTCTGCATACATTGCAGCTGATTCTGCTTTATCATCTTCAGCTCACGTACAGAGAGAAGCTATCAAATCTGGATTATCTTCTGATATCTCTTCTGAAGCATCTGCTAGAACATCTGCAGATTTAACTTTACAAGGTAATATCGATAGTGAAGCAGCTACAAGAGCAACTGCTGATACAACCTTACAAGGTAATATCGATAGTGAAGCAGCTACAAGATTAGCTAATGATAATATACTACAAGGTAATATAGACGCAGAGGCTACTTCAAGAGCAGCAGCTGATTCAACATTACAATCTAACATCAACAGTTTATCTGGATCTTCAGCAGCAGCT